GATAGAACTCACGCATCCACAACTTTCGGCCGCAATGCGGACAGACACGTTTACGTTTCTGCTTGTTGTTATTTTCACTCATAGCTGTTTATGCTGCATTCATCAGTTCATATTCAAATTTTCACCGAACGGAATAGTATTAATGTCAACCTTTCTCGTGTAGGCCTGCATAAGTCCCACGGAAAGCAGCATATAGACATTCTTATTCGCTTTGACAACCCCGGAAATAGAGCCGACAATATGTTCAGTCTTGCCGGTAATGATTGAGCCGGCTATCTGCTCAAGCCCGTCTGGATGGTCCTCACTGGCCGCAACGCTCATAAAGGCACTAAGATCGTTTTCCTTACAAAAGTTATCCACGTATTGGCAGAGTTCCTTTACTGCCTCTTTCTGTTTTTCTGTAATCATTTCTGTTAAATTTTAATGGTTAATAATTATATGTTGAAATCGCGAAATCTCTTTTTTGATACTGGCTGTACATAGTTTCCTCCCAATCCGTCTCTTCCTCCTCCGGAAGGTCATCCTCATCAAGTTCTACCTCCTTACGGTAAATCAGATACCGTGCCTCCAGAAAGAAGAGGACCACGCAGCGCAGGAACTCACGGGCGGAGGCGATGCCGTGCTTTTCCATGAAGGAGGCGATACGGTCCGGACCGATAGTGTTCGTGCGGATGCTCACCAGACACTGCCGGCGGAAGTCCTTCAGCGTGCTGCCCCTCACCTCGAACACGCGGTCAGCGATACGGCCGAGACTCTCCGGAATATGGTATCCGGAACCTTCGTCATCCGTTCCCACCAGCAGTTCAGCAGCAGCCGTCAGCATACCCTCCACGCTCATGCGCTGGGCAGCGGCCGTCTCCTTCAGGAACACGTACTGGTAATTGCTCACGTAGGTATGTATGAGGTAGCCTTCAGGACGGCGGAACACCTCTTCGGAGGCAAGCTCCATCGAAAGGTTGTTCAATGTCACACCGGCACCGCAGCAGAAGGCGCACACCAGGCGGACGACAAGACGCTGGCGGTTGCCCCAGCCGCCAGCGATGATGGCACGCTGCAGGCTGCCGGCAACGGCCGGATCCATCTCGAAGAACAGCACCGACTTCTCCTGACGGCGGAAGAAGAACGACATGTCCGGAATACGGTCCATGCAGAGGAGGATGCGCCGGGTGGCCGTGGAGACCCTGCCACCATCCGTCATGCGGATGTAGGACTTCACCAGGTGGTTCATCACTACCGTCATGTCGGAAAAATGATAGTCGGCAACCTTCCCGCGGAACAGTTCATGAAGCAGAACGGGCAGCTTCACAACGTAGTTGTAATACTCCTTTCTCATGGCTCACTTGCTTGAAGGTTTCCAGTCCACTGTTATAATCGCATCCAGCTCACCGCTGCCGCCACACACCGGGCAGGATACATGCACGTCCTCGCGGCTGCCCTCTTCCGTTCCCCAGAACCAGCCGTTGCCCTTGCAGTAACCACACTTGTGGCCGGTACTGACGAAGTTCTCACGGTTAGGCCCCTTACACATATAGGCGGGAGGACAAATCTCCAGCTGTTTCTTTATCCTGCTCATGCCTGGCCTCCTTTCTGTTTCGGTCCCGCCACATTCCAATAGTCATAGGCGCCCTTCTCCCAGATTGTGTATTCACCAGTGGCCCCCTGATAACGTCCCTTACTGAAGGCGACGTAGCCCTCTACCCATATCTTCAGGTCGGCATCATACATCACGCTCGTGGCCGCATCACCTTTAGGATTCTTGCCACGGGCATGGCTGATGAAAACAAACAGCTTGTCCGGAAACTCCTCCTTCAGCTGGATATAGTCACGATACGTCATCTGTGTGTATTGGAAGCTGTCAATGATCACGATGTTGAAACTCTTATGACGCCGGAGCCTGATCTTCAAGGTGGGGATGTCCTCCTTGATGAACGCCAAATGGCGGCTTACCTCGGCCATACCAAAGCGCCGCAGGTTATTCTGGACTGTCAGAGAAGTTCCTTCCTCCAGGGAGTTGAACGCCACACGGTCATACTTGCAAAGTTCCTTGCAGAGCTGCATCACGAAAGAGGTCTTACCGTTACCGCTGTTGCCCCACACGAACCAGCAGCCCCGGACTTCCGGAGTGTCGAAGGCATCCTTCCATTTCCCTTCGAAAGGGAATACGTCATACTTCTTGTTCAGGATGTCCCTGACATTCAAGGCACGTCTCATGCCCGCTTTTTTATTATCCTTTTTCTCTTCTTCCATGGTCAGAACAGTGTTAGTTGTCGGATATTGTCAATTCGGTCAAGTACGGCCTGCCGTGCGGCACCCCGCAGTTTCTCGTGGCAGAGCATCCTGCCGAGTGCCCACAAAAGGGCATTCTCACGGGTGGCAAACTGTCCCCATTTACGTCCCGGGTTGAAACCACCGCCGGAACCGCCCACCTCCATGTGAACGCCGGCAACCCACCAGCCGTCCTGCTGTCCCACAAGGGCGTCCAGGTAGTCGCGACCATTCCGGTAAACGGTCACCGTCTCGTATTCCCTCAAGACTGGGTAATCGCTCCAGGGAGCGGGAAGCTGCTCGCGACCGTCGATCTTTAAGTATTCAAATTTGTTTTCCATATCCTTAAAATTACGTTTGAACGGTATTTGAACGGGGGTCATTCCCCCGTCATGCGTTTCACCTTGTGAATGGACTTCCTCACACGTCGCAAATCAAAGTCACATGTCGAAGCCTCCTTTATCACCTTATCGATGTCTTTCCTGTCAGTCACACCGTTGGCGGAACAGATCGCAAACACGTCGTTCACGTCCGTAGGCTCCAACTCATAAAATTTCCGTCCGATACGGCTGTAGAACTCCTTGTAGCCGGGCTTCTGGTACCGCAAGCCGTTGCTGATGCGCTTGGCAATATAATCGGTACTCAAGAACACGACACCGCATTTCTCCTCCAGCTTGTTGTACAGGCTGATGAAATAGTGGAACACCGGTTCGGTCAGCTTGTCCGCCTCGTCGAACACCAGCAGGGGCGCGTCCATCTGGATGATGTCATCCAATATAAGCCCCCACACCTCACGGATATTATACCCTTCGGTCCGGATTCCGACCGTACGGGCGATCTCGCGGACAAAGTCACCTTTCTTCATGTCCTCAGAGCAGAGGATATAGAAAACCTCCTTATGCTCCTGGAGGTAAACACGGGCGGTGGTACTCTTGCCACAACCGGCCTCGCCGGTCACCCAGGTAACATTGCGCCAGCGCTGCGCATCGGAGAGTACAGCCGTGATCTCCTGGTAAGCACCGGTCTCCACGATCTGCCAGCCGGTAGCGCTTACACCACCGACCTGCGAGGCGACATTACGGAACATCTCGTCGCTGATATTCTCATAACGGCCATTCAGGATATTGCTAACAGTACCTACACTAACCCCCTTCAGGCTGCCAGCAGCCTTCGTCTGGCTCGGGTATTTCGCCACGTAAGCCCGGAGGCTTTCACTGATGGCGTCCTTTTCTTTCATTGTAATTTCCATAATCAATATTTTTTATCTTGTTATAAATCTGTTCCTTATAATTTCCCGACCACCTTGCGGATGCTCACTTCCTTCTTCTCAAAGCTGTCCCATGTCACGTTGCTGATGACTTTCATGTCTCGGCCGATGGAAGGACGGGCCGGCTGGCTGTATTTTCTTGTGCGACGGTCAATCTGGCGTTGCGCCTCCTTTCCGAGACCTTTCAGGTCAGGGGTACGCAGACCGTTCTGTTCCGGTGCGACACCATGTTCGTACTCGATGTCCTTGGCAACGACCTGGCGGTTTATACGCTCGTTGATGACGGCCTCCTGCTGGGCGCGGATGAAACGTTTCTCGGCTTCCGTCTGCTCCTGCTGGGCACGGTGGATCATCAGCGGGAACGAAGCCACACACTCAAAGCGCATCGCTCCGCCCTTATCCTTGTACAGCAGACGTACGCTGCTCATGTCATAAGGATCGTACTGGACATAGAACTTCTTGTAGGTGTTACGTCGGCGCCATTCCAGATCAGGCTCACCGGGGGCGGAGAAAACCTCGTAAGGGTATTTCTTTCCCTGTACCGTGATCTCGATACCGTTGGCGGTGAACAGCGACGGTTTCTCGGTCGTGTACCAGAACATCTCCACCATATCCGACACACTTACCGCATCGGTAGCCTCGTTCACGCTGGTATTGTACATCTCAATCCGGGAGATGCCGGTGGCAGGGTGTTTCATTGAATTCCACTGCTCACGGGCGGCGGCATACTGTTCCTTCAGTTCCTCCAATGTGGGGAGGGAGTCGATGTTCGCGTTGATGAATTCCAAATTCGGACGGCTTGTTTCTCTCTTTGCCGTAATATTCTGCCCGGTGAAACCGAAACGTTTCTTCAATACCTGGCTCTGGAAGCGGTAGAAAATGTTCTCAATCGTCTTAGATTCGCCATTATACGGAGCTGTCGGGCGGTGGATACGGCTGATCTTCGAGAAAAGACCCAGCGCCGCGTTCTTCTTATGACCGCCCTGGTTGTCGCACACGATCTCGTAGGGTTTGTGCCGGCTCGTCTGGATAGCCATGCGGAAAGCATGGTACTGGGCGATATAGTCCTCATTATCGCTGATGTAATAGCCAAGAAGCACTTCGCTGTAAGCGTCCACCACCTCGTACACGCTTGTAGTGCACTTGTTCCCGTTCTCATCACGATAGTAGAGGTTCAGCTTCGTGCCGTCGCCATACCAGAGGCTGTCACGGCGGCCCGGAAGGATGGTGCGGTGTTTGCGGTCATAACGCTGGTGCGCCTTCATTTCCCCATAAACGGCATCGTACCACAGAGGTTCGACACGCGGGCTGTTGAACCATTCGCGGAGGCTGCGGGGACTCTTCAGGGGCTTCCAGCCACGTTCCGGAGCGACACGGTTGTACTCCTCGAAGATCTCCATATCAGTATAAACCGGAACACGGCTGCGTTTCAATGCAACAAGGTAACGCCCGCCGTCCTCCTCGATCTTCAGCGTGTTGCTGTTGCCGTACTTGCCGCTCACAAGCACACCGTAGTTGTCGGGACGGAACTTGCTTATCAGGGCTTTCAACCGGCCCACACTGCCCGGGAGGCTGTGCCCGTACACCGGACGCCACTCCTCACTCGTGACAAGCAGAAGCTCCCAAAGGTTACGGCGGAAACCGGTCAGCTTGTTATTGGATGAACTCAAGCGTTTGAACTCTTCCATCAGCGCGTTCAGCACCGAAGCGTTCCAGGTGTATTCCTTCTTCACATCCTCGGGAAGGGCGACCAGCTCACCGTTCTTGTCGTAACGGTACTCCTCAAAAAAGCGCTCGGCCTTCTCGTCTTTCTTCACTATGTTACGGATCATTTCTTCTCGCATCTGTTTCTCGGGCTCGCCATGGCGCTCAACCCAACGTTTCTTGTATTTCTCGGGAAGGGAAGAATAGGAATACAGGGCTACATTGCCCTCGCCACCGCCACGGTTGATACTTTCGATGTTACCGCGACGGACATTTTGGTATAAAGTTATATACTTCATCACCGGATTATCTCCTGAAGTAAGCTCTTCACAGGTTACACACAGTATATTATTATAGTATTCCATTTTCCGTTCTGTTATCAGTCCTCCAAATCATTCAAAGGGACATGCCTCTTCAACAGCCGTACTGAAGCCCCAAAGTTCAGTACAACAAAAAGCGCCCAAAGCAAATTGTCTTCACTCACAGAAAATATCAGACAGAAATTCAGACAGAAGTAAAGTACACAAAGGCGCTGCTTCCAGTTCAAGTGTATAAACCAGCGCAGCTGGTCACCGAACAATGCCATCAACTCACTTTTCATCGCTTTCCTTCTTTTCAGGGTTACCACCTACCTTGGTTCCACCGCGCTCGATGGCGAGCTTGCGGATGGAACGGGCCAACTTGCTGTTCTTGCGGAATGCAAGGGAGTGGGAGACCATTTCCCGGGAACAACCCAGCAAACCGGCTATTTTACCCACCTCACTGTATTCTACCACTATTCGTTCTTTCATAATTCGCTGATAAGTTAAATTATTGTAGCGGGCAGTCGCGGACTCGAACCACGGACCATGGCCTCTCCCTTGCGGGAGTTTGGCGTGTTCTACCAACTGAACTAACTGCCCCGGAAATCTATCGGAGTTCTTGTATGGCATCCTCCGGAACACATATCACAGTCCAAACCTGGCCATCTTTCATATAATCGACATTATATTCACGACCGAAAGTACAAATGTTATAGTCCCAGTCGCGGATTACACCATCAATGACTTCACCGTTCCTCTTGGTGATTCTCACACTTTGTCCCTTTTTAAATTTTGCTTCCATTATATCTTCGTTTTAAGTATATCAATATCAATTACATCCAACACGTTAGATGTTCTTAGGCTATTCACGATAAGGGTGGCTAATACTATACTGTTTTCTGCCATCCACCTCTTTGCTTGCCTGACAGCCACTTCCTTGCTGTACCCATCCGGAATAAAAGCCCCCAGATCATTATAACTCCGATCTGTCAATTCAAAATAATACCGTTTCATAACCTTCTATTTTTCTTCTTTTTATATTTCTCATTGTCACCTCAAGCCTTTTTTGTAGCTTTGGGGCGGTGTTCACACTTTGAACACGCTGCAAATATAAGGATAAAATTTTAACCTAAAAACAAATATGGGAGATATTTTGACCATAAAAGATAAAATTCTTGCCTTTTTAAAAGAGAAGGATATAAAAAAAGTAGATTTCTTTGAGGCTACTGGAATACAATCCAGCAACTTCAAGGGAAAAAATATGGCATCACAGCCTGGCGGAGATATGATAGTTAAAGTTTTAACCCTATATCCGGATTTATCTGCTGAATGGCTAATGAGAGGGGAGGGGAATATGCTTAAATCCAATAATACAGATGTCTCCCAAAATTCATATACTATACACCAAGAAATAAGCCAAGACAATAAGCAAGAAATCGAAAAATACAATGCCCCCCCTGAAATTGTGGATAAACTTCTCTCTACAATAAAAGAACAGGCAGAGGAAATAGGGATGCTCAAACAGACAATTACACAACTTAAACAGGACAAGTCGGGGCGTGTTTCAGATGCGGGGAGTTCAACACTTGCAGGTGCCGGATAAAACGAGTTTTATGGGGTGAAGGGGGTAAAAAGTAACAAAACACTGATTTTTAGAGATATGAATTAAAATATAGGGGAGTAAATAAATATTATCAATGTATTATTTGCCCCCTCAAATAGTTTAAAAACAAGCAAAAACAAGTCCTATCTATATTGTATAGATAGACAAATCGCTAAAAAAATAATCCGAAAATGTAAACCCAAGTGTAAACCCTATTAAAACGTTTCGTTTTTGTAATGGAGAAAATGTAAACCCAAGTTGTAAACCCAAGTGTAAACCCTTTCAATTTTTCCGACTGTTCAAACCGTTCAAAGTAAGTAGCAGCCTCCCATTGATGTACTATTACCGACACGAATACAAAAAAAAGCCGCAAAAAGCGGCTTTATAGACGTTCTAAGGCTGTTTCAGCCCTTTCTGGTGCATGTTATCAAGCGAGACTGAATAATCATTGCACGTTTCGTGTATTTGGCAATGTCATCAACCAGTCCAGCATGTAAAAGACTATTCTTGGTGATCCCGACCTGTTTCTCCGTTAGAGTTTCAAAAATGGCCGATATACTACCAAAATAGATGTTCTTTTTCTCAAAAATCAAATGTACATGGATAACTTTACTCATAATATACGGTATTTATTTCATTGCAAATATACCAAATATCATCTATATGGAATAATTTAGATAAAATAAAAAGGAAAAGCGCACCATGCACTCCCCCACTCCACTTGTATAAACCGATCCGTTTGACTATCTTTGTATATGAGGAAAAAGTAAACCATGGAGAGCAATCGACGACAACACTCCGAAATCTCCCCTATCCCACCTTCAATGTAAAGCATTTCATTTGAACGGCGTTCAAACGAGGCTCAAATGTAAGCCCAATGTAAAGCGATGTAAACGCTTCGTTTTTGCAGCCCATTCTCCCCTACTCCACCCTAACACTTTGAAAACCAAAGCAATCATTCATTTTCAGACCGACCACATATTGACACGCTTCGTTTTTCCCCCCTTACATACTAGAAAGGCGTTTCCTCCAATCACTTAAAGGAAACGCCTTTTATACTTACAAATCGTTTTCCAGACCTCAGAAAACGTTCTATATACTATTTGTGAACACGTTAATAATCCGCTATTTTCCCCTGACTATCTTCTTTATATCATTCAACTTGTTCAGCGCTTCAATAGGAGTGAGATTATTTACATCCAAATTTAATATTTCATCGCGAATCTGACAGAGTATCGGATCGTCCAACTGGAAGAAACTTAACTGCATACCACCACGGTTCTCGCTTACTTCCGCCAACGGCTTGCCTGCTATTCCCTGCTGGCGATTATCAGATTCAAGCTGCTTCAGAATCTCATTCGCACGCTTCACAATGCTTTTCGGCATACCCGCCATTTTTGCTACATGGATACCGAAAGAGTGCTCACTACCACCACGTTCCAGTTTACGAAGGAAGATTACCTTATTATCCACCTCTTTCACCGATACATTATAGTTCTTGATACGCTTGAAAGATTTTTCCATTTCATTCAATTCGTGGTAATGCGTGGCGAATAAAGTACGTGCTTTGGCTTTCGGATGTTCGTGGATATATTCCACAATCGCCCAGGCAATAGAGATGCCATCATACGTAGAGGTACCACGCCCCAACTCGTCAAATAGTACCAAGCTTCGGGAAGAAACATTGTTCAGAATATCCGCCGCTTCGTTCATCTCCACCATAAAAGTAGATTCACCTACGGAGATGTTATCACTTGCTCCCACACGAGTGAATATTTTATCCACCAGCCCGATATGGGCGCTCTCCGCAGGAACAAACGAACCGATTTGAGCCAACAGCGTAATCAATGCCGTCTGACGCAAAAGCGCTGACTTACCCGCCATATTGGGACCGGTTATTATGATGATCTGCTGCGTACTACTGTCCAACATCACATTATTGGCAATATATTTCTCTCCTATCGGAAGCTGTTTCTCAATTACCGGGTGACGGCCCTGACGAATATCCAATACGTCGTTATCCTCAATAACCGGACGGATGTAGTTATTCTCACGCGCCACATTAGCGAAAGACAACAGACAGTCCAACCGGGCAATCTGATTGGCGTTAACCTGTATCTGGGGGATAAACTCCGTCAATGCCTGTACCAAATTCGTATATAACTGCGTTTCCAGCACAAGAATCTTATCTTCGGCACCAAGAATTTTTTCTTCGTACTCTTTCAGTTCCTGTGTGATATAACGTTCCGCATTTACCAACGTCTGCTTGCGAATCCACTCTTTAGGGACCTTGTCCTTATGAACATTACGAACCTCGATATAATAGCCGAATACATTATTATAAGCCACTTTCAAACTCGGAATACCCGTTTCTTCGCTTTCCCGCTGCTGTATCTGAAGCAGATAGTCTTTTCCCGAATACGAAATCCGGCGCAATTCGTCCAAATCCGCATTCACACCGTCTTTAATCACTCCGCCCTTATTTATCAACAAAGGAGGATCATTATTAATTTCCCGGGCAATCCGGTCACGAATAGAAACACAAAGATTCAACCGCTCGCCAATACGGTTCAGACTTGCATTATCCGCTTCAAGACAAGCCTGTTTGATCGGTTCGATAGCCTGCAAAGCCACTTTCAGCTGAACCACTTCACGCGGTGACACACGTCCCACAGCCACTTTGGAGATGATACGCTCTAAATCACCGACAAGATGCAACTGTTCTTCGATCAACTCCTTAAAGTCCGGTTGACGGAAGAAATACTCCACCACATTCAGACGCTCATTGATCGGTTTCTCGTCCTTCAATGGAAAAACTATCCAACGTTTCAACAGACGTGCTCCCATTGGGCTGATCGTCCTGTCAATCACATTGAGCAGACTGCTTCCGCCATCGTTCATGCTGCCAATCAATTCGAGGCTGCGCACCGTGAATTTATCCAGCCGGACATATTTATCCTCCTCAATACGAGCCAATGAAGTAATATGCCCGATTTGAGTATGCTGTGTCATTGTCAGGTATTGAAGAATAGCCCCCGAAGCAATAATACCGTTTTTCAAATGCTCTACTCCGAATCCTTTCAGATTCTTTGTTTCAAAATGCTTCAGAAGTTTTTCGCGGGCAGTAGTTTCCGTAAACACCCAGTCGTCCAGTTCGAAAGTGAAGAATTTACTACCGAAATTGCCTTCAAACATAAGGCGCTTGCCACGTTCAAAAAGAATTTCTTTCGGGCCGAAGTTATTCAGCAGTTTGTCTATATAGTCGAAAGGTCCTTCGGCAGTCAGAAATTCACCGGTAGATATGTCGAGGAAAGCAACCCCGCAGGAAGCCTTTCCGAAATGTACGGCGGCCAGGAAGTTGTTTTCCTTATAGTTTAATATATTATCATTGATAGAGACACCGGGAGTCACCAATTCGGTAATGCCGCGCTTCACCAGTTTCTTGGTCATTTTCGGGTCTTCCAACTGGTCGCAGATAGCCACCCGTTTTCCGGCACGAACCAATTTCGGAAGATAAGTATCGAGCGCATGATGAGGAAATCCCGCCATTTCAATCGTCTTTCCTTTTCCGTTAGCACGTTTTGTCAGTGTGATTCCTAATATTTCGGCTGCAACAATGGCGTCCGTAGAGTATGTTTCATAAAAGTCACCGCAACGAAACAGCATTACCGCATCCGGATGTTTCGCCTTCAAATCCAGAAACTGTTTCATCATGGGGGTGAGCACGATTTCTTCTTCGTTCACGGTTCTCTCCTTTTCTTTTTTATTGAGTATATACTGTGATTATCGGAACAAAGATAACGGTTTTTCGGCAGAGAATCAACGGAATCCACCGATTCAATTATCAAAATTAGTGTTGCATACCTTTAAAAAAGAACGGCGTTTTTCTTAACAAACAGGAGAAAACTATTAAAACGTGTTATAAAACATAGTATTTTACTTGGATAATTTGCTAATTTCCCAAGAGTCCGTATCTTTGTAATGTGTTTTTCATAGTATTAGATTTAAGGTTAACAAAGGTTGGAGCAAGGCGTTGCTCCTTTTTTTATGTCCATAAGCCGGGTTTTACCACCCGGCATGTTCATTTTTGTTTTCGTGCGCATCCGCATCACGTTTCTTTTCACTCTGATAATCCCATTCGATCTCGTCAACGTATTCTTTTCCATTATATACCGCAACAGCCTTGATTTTGTTTTTTCCTTTTTCAAGTGTCACCTGGTCGAAGATATAATGTACATCCGTATATCCCTTACGAATGCCTGTCAGTTCTTTGCCGTTCAAGTAAACTTTGGGAGTTCCGATATTTGAATAAACAGTGACGGAAGTCTGCTTCCGTTCGCGGTCCGTGTTACGTCGTTGCGTCAGATAGAGTACGGGAGACTTGCTCCAGTTCGCTTTATACCAGTAGTAAGAGTCCTTTTTTATTTTCCGGTCAAAGGTCATCAGCCCTTTCAGGTTCCGGGCAGGCACACCGCCACGGCTCCACATAGGCACGGCAAAGTCGAACATGTTCCATAGATAAGAAGCAATAATATAGGGATGCTCAGCTATCACACTCCACTGATATTCATGCGTCTTGGTCTGGAAAGTTTCCGGATAATAAGGCTTTCCCCAGTTCAACGCATCGCCCAGATACTCCGTCTGATGGTCAAGGTTGGCATCGGCTCCATATTCGGTCAACATCAATTTCTGCCAGGGATAGTCTTTTTCGAGTCCTTCCACCCACGGTTTGATGTCCTGCACTTTCTTTTCGTACCAGCCGAAATAACGGTTCATGCCTTGTATATCTGTATTCTGATTCACCGGATGATTGGCGTGACCGTAACCGTTCACGGCAACCGTGTAGCGGTCAGGATCTTCCGTCTTCGCCAGATCGTGAAGAGATTGAGTCAATGACGCTGTGTATTCGTGAGGCTGATAAACCTCATTGTGCAACCCCCACACATAAATGGAGGGATGATTGAAACTCTGACGAATCAGTTCGCGGAGTTGTGTCTGCGCATTCTCCGATTCGTAGCCTGTCACCCGGTTGACAAAGGGGATTTCCGCCCAGATAATCAAGCCCAATGTATCACAACGCGAATAAAGATATTCCGACTGCTGATAATGAGCAAAACGCACGGTCGTGGCACCGACATCCATAATTTGAGCCAGGTCAAAATCATGTTCACGGTTGGTCAGCGCACTCCCCAGGTCCCACCAGTCCTGATGACGGGTAACACCATACATCGGATATTTCTCTCCATTAAGATAGAAACCTTTTCCGGCAACAATTTCGTAATGACGAACACCCAAAGGCTGCGTGACCTCGTCAATCACCTCACCATTTGCCAACAGACGGGAGACTACTTTGTAAAGATAAGGGTCCTCCCTACCTTGCCAGAGATGAGGATTCTTTAGTTTGAATGTTGATACATAGCTTTGTGTTCCTTGCGGAGTCAACTCAAGCGGCAGACGTTGAGAAACCACCTTTTTCCCTTCCTGCGTATAAATACTGTTCTCCAGAACAAGCTGCGCAGGAGCCAGACTACCATTATCCAGCTTTACTTTAACAGTTATATCCGCCGAACGTCTTGATACATTCTTCTGAGTAATGTACACACCGGGAGAGGCGCAATCGGTCACTGTGATATTATTCTGCTCCGTAGTAATCAACCATACGGGACGGTAAATACCGCCATACACCCCAAACAAACTGTGATTGACAGGAATCACATCAGGACGGGCCGTATTGTCAGCCTTCACGATAATCTCGTTCTCAGCCCCCAGTTTCAAGGCAGTGCCTATCTCGAAAACGAAGGCACTATACCCGCCTTTATGCGTTCCCACCAACTTTCCGTTGACATAGACTTCTGTGCAAGCCCCTACTCCTTCAAAACGCAAGAATACACGTTTACCCGCCAACTCATTTCCGAAAAACTGTTTCTTTCTGTAATAACCTACACCTTCGTAGAATGCATCAGCTTTCACTTGCATATCTTTCGCATTCCAGGTATGGGGAATTGTCACTTCCTCCCACTTGCCGTCCCATTGTGCGGAAGCACGCATAGGGTCCGTAGAAAACGGCCCTTTCTTAAATTGCCAGCCAGTATTGAAAGAAATGACATCACGTGCGGACGTATCATTCATAACTGCTCCCAGTAACAGGAGCAGAAATACAATCATATTTTTTACCATTAGATTATGAGTTCTTGTTTATCTGGCCATTTTATAAATCTCACATCCGCCCATTAAAAAAGCACCCACGCCATATACTTCAGTCATATTCCGCGTCACCTTCTTCGGATCGGCCCCGATAGGCTGTACATAACCTAATTTACCGTCTGCATCGACAGCAGAAACCTGTGCATTCCAACCTTTTACCAGTATAGGAAGGAAAGTTTCCTTGTCCAGCAGTCCCTCGTTGATTCCGTAAGCCAAAGCATAGACAATAAACGTGGTACAGCTTGTTTCGGGTGACGGGTAAGAAGCCGGATCGAGCAGACTTGCATGCCAGAATCCGTCCGCATTCTGCAATTTAGCGACACGGGAACAGAGCTTCACGAACAGTTCTTCGTAAAACTTCCGGTTCTTGTCCTTTGCAGGCAGTTCT